TTGGTCTGATGATCTGTTCCTTGGTGTGCTACTGATCGTAGTCATGCCGGTTGCAGTGTTTGTTCTCCTCGTTCAATGAAAGGAAATCACATGCGAGCTTTTTTAATTGACCCATTCCGGCAAGAGGTCACCGAAGTTAATTACTCCGGAGACTACAAACAGATTTGCAAACTGATCGACGCAGATCTGTTCGATGTGGCTCGACTCAACGCAAAGGGCGACGGCATATTTGTGGATGACGAAGGCTTGTATGCGGAAGATCAAAGATTCTTTCAGCATAAGTTCTACCCCAACCCACTGGCCGGTAAGGGGCTTGTGCTTGGCTGTGACATGGACACTGGCGACTCTGCCAGTGCATCCATGACACTGGAACAGTTGGTAGATGACATTGAATGGGTCATGCCCATTCGAGTAAACGGGGAGGTCGTATGGATAAGTGCTTGAACAAATTCACAGGAGAAAACACAATGCAATTCATTACACACAACGAGAGGGAATCTCTCATCGATGAGACCAATGGCTCGTCACATGTTGGTGACATCGAGGCAACCTACAAGGAGATCTGTTCTCTGTTCGGCAAGCCGTTGTCTTATGACAAAGGTAAGGTCGACGCACACTGGGTCGTCAAGTTCAACGACGGAACAGTTGCGTCTATCTATAACTGGAAGAATGGCAAGGCATACATGGGAGACGAAGGTCTTGCGCTTCAGTCGATCAGGACATGGAGTGTCGGTGGACTTGGTCAAGTCTCTAGCACACTGGTGCAGATCACACTCGACCTACACAGGGAGTCGAAGGAGCCGACGAAGAGAGACCCATTTGAGGGAGCATTCTCCATGATGGAGAACATAACCAAGACGAAGGGCGAATCCTATGCCGCACTGGTAGAGGTGACCATGCTCACCATGAAGCGCAAGCAATTGCTGGAGATGGTGATTGATTTTCTGGAAAAGAAAACAGATATGCCGAAGAGGGTGAGGAGAATCCTCGAAGAGATGGACACAGAGATTTGTGTCCGCACAATCTCAAGAGCATGCCATGCGTCAGGCCTTGACTTTGACAACGAAGATAAGGCCAATGAGTTAATGGAGTGGGCGGCAAAGATTGTGTCTCAAGAGGTCGACGCTATGTCCGACATGCTCAAGAAAGAAGGCAAGTGACATGATAGATCTCCGCCTAGAGCGGGGTCATGTCTCTATGACTGTCGCATCACAACTCATGGGCGTGTCTCGCCAACGTGTGCATCAGCTACTCAAGTCTGGTCGCATCGTTGGTGCATTCCTCATGGATTGTGGCGACGGTCGAGAGATATGGTGCATCCCTCGCAACTCACTCAAGCACAAGGAGAAGCCATGCTCGATCTCATTGGCGTGATATTCATGCTGTTCATGGGCGCATCCATAGTCATTGTCGTTGGGGCATTGGCTATTTGGATAGGCGAAACAACATACAAGCGCAAGAAAAGAAAGGGGAAGGTCTGGTGATTGAAAAGATTCGCACATTCTTCGGGAGGATTTGTGGTCAACACGGAAACAAACGGACAGTGATAGTCGAATCTGTCGCTTGGTACTGTGCCAAGTGCAAGCAAGTCTGGCTCGAAAGAGACGAGGCTTATTTTCATACATGCAAAGGAATTAAAAATGGAACCAGAAATTAGGGTTGGTGGTACTGCTCACCGTGTGCTGTCCATACTGGCAAGCAAAGGAAACATGAGTCCGGCTATGATTAAGAAGACAGGCATCATTGCCGGTAAGTCTATTGTTGATATAGACAATGCCATTGTCTATGAGTTAGTGCCGAAGGGCATGGTGATAATGGTGAGCGGATTGTTCTACAGCCTCACGCAAAAAGGTCTCGACACAAAGATCGAGCTTGGCAGTTTAGATAAACTGTTCAAAGCACCACGCAAGACAGTGATGTCGCAACAAGATGATCTGTTCGCAAGAGGTACTTACGATGGGGCGGAACTGCGTAGTACCTGCATGAGGAGAGGAGCGTATGACGCATACAACCTGCCATCTCTTAGCTTTGCTGGCCTCACATACAGAAAGGTTCCGCTATGACTACAGACAGAGAAGTCTACATAGAAAAAGTGTTGGAGGAGTTCAGGCCGAAGACCGGAACACTCATGCTCATGCTCTCACTGAAAGAGTACGAGGACTTGGTCAGGCTCATCGGTGACCGAGCATACGAGTACGGTTGGATTGAGGGAATGGCTGACGCAAGTTACGCCAAGAAGTTAAAGGCTTAACTCGAACCCGCCTTCAACAAACATCTGTCCATGTAATCTTTCAACGGCTCTGATCTGCACTGGCATCCAAGCACGAAGGACAGCGTTGCGCCAGTTGCAGACTTGCCTATAACTTACACCCCTCTCCTCCGCAATCTTCCTGATGCTGGGTCGCTTAGTTGCCCAGTGCATGAGAATGATCTGCAACTCACGGACACTAGGCACAGTACCACTCACATGATGGTGCAAATAATCAGCGAAACCTCTTATCGCATCTGACCTAGACCGACCCCTCCCGTACATTGAAAGTATCGAGTCCCTCTCTACCTGATGCAATCTGTTCAGCATCGAATGGATCATCGCAGCCTGAGCATGCAAGTCCATAGGCGACAGATCATCTTGGCTTGTGCCGCGAGTGCCAAGCAAGTCCGTGCGGCTGAACTCTTCCCGCTCGCTCACGTTGAACGAGAACTTGATTGCCTGTTCGACGCTATGAAACTTCATGCCCAGTCCTTGTCCTCTGCAATAGTTACGTGAAGCCCGCCCCATGAAGTGGGTTGCCCAAGTTTAATGGACAGATAAGTTATCTGCCTGTCATTCTCATAGGCTATGCCTTGTAGCGCATCTAGTGCTACCTTCTGTGCGTTATCAATATCAATCCGCCGCACACCCAATCCCCACAATCTGTCCTTCTTCTCTCGCTTCTTTGCATCTGCTGGCCTCACTGGATGGAGAACAAGCATCACCATCACCGGAACAGTGAACAACTCCAGCCTGTTGGATCGGGCGATCCATCCCACCTCATCCTTGTACGCAAGGGCGGCACTGCTCCTGACCATGCGCCCACGAAAGTTGCGCCAGTACACGTTGGTGCTGATGGGATATGGAAGCATCATTCGGAGAGTTCTTTCTTTGGCCGACCGGACTTGCGCTTGGATGCCTCGTACTTAGTCATCACATCCTCCATTGCCTGTGTGCTTGGCAACGAAACTACTGTGCCGAGCATGCCCATCATGGCCTGTTCCCATCTCCTTGGGTCTTTCTTATTGTTGCTTGGTATGCCAACCACGCCACCATTACTGGTGTCTGGTTTGATAAACACCGTCTCTGGATGTTCGCATCTACCAAGCGCATGCTGCTCATCCCTGTACGCAGGGGTGCAATCACGACAGTGTTCAACACGAACCCCAGATCTCCTGTCTCCCGCACTGCTCCATACAAAGGCGACCACGTACTCTTTCCACTTGCGATCACTCTCGTAGCACGGTGGCCGGGAGGGATTTGCCACCCCGGAAGCTACCAATCTGTCGAATTCTGTCCGAACAAACTCCGGCTCATGTCCGAGGCAGTAGCCATAGAACCCAGACGGATGTTCGCAGTGTAGAAAACTGCATCGGCGCACTGGCTTATTGTTTTCCAAGATGAAGCACTCCCTCTCTTATTGCCTGTAATAGTGTCAGGGCTGTGTGTTCAAGCTGTGATCCATGCTCCTCCTCCCACGCATGCACGTCGTGGTGAAGTACGTCATGGCAAGTGCGACAGATGGGTATCACCCACCAGTCCGGAACCTTCGTACCCATACCCTTGAAGCCTGATCCATGTGGATGGTGCGGGTCATCTGCCGGTACGTTGCAACTCACGCACCTCAAGGTCTTCACCCATCGGGTGTACATGGGCGACTCCATGCGCTCCACGTAGCCATTAGTCAGCGCCTGTTTAAATGTTAGGTATGGCGGAATGACCTTCGTCATGCCCCGTAGCCTTTTCTTTCAGTGCGCTCGTTTGCTTGTGTAGTTTGCCAGACAGCTACGCCCAGCTTGAGTATCTCCAGTTCCCAGCGAAGTTTTTCTGAGATCTCTGTCGCTGTCCGCAGGCTCTCCAGAACCAAGATGTATTTGGGATCGGCGCGAGCTTCTCTCTCCTGCGCTGCCGCCGTCTTGTGTCCAAGGGTTTCATACTCTTTCATCAAGATCGCAAGCTGAGACTCACGAAACTTTTCGAGATAGTTCTTTTCTGCGACCGCCTCTGAATAGATAGCGGACTTCTCTCGCATCTCAGCGAGTCTTGCCTCTGCCTTTTCGTACATTGATTGCCTCCGTTTGACGATAGTTATCTGGAATTACAAACACATTCTTTTCTACTGGCCTCTTACCAATCTCCTTGCCGGTCAACAGATCATGCGCCCAGATTAACTTAGAGTCGGGATACTTTTCGTTGACCTCGTCCATAAGTTTTGCAACCCACGGCATCTCTTCTCTGTTCTTTTTGCGCTGATCTTCACGTAGTTGATCTTTGATGTCTGCTATATCTTTCATAGCTTTTCCTTAAAGGCAATGTCCATTTCATCGAGCGCCCTGTTAACAGCCGCCTTCTTTGTTTCGGGTAGCTCTTTGATTTGTTTGCATAGCTCAACAAGATCACCTCCCGACTTCGGCACACCCCAGTCCATCACAAACTCAGCCACCTGTTTGAGTACATGATTTCGTATGGTCATAACAGTTCGGTGTGGTGCGGCAGGCATTGCCTGTTTGTCCTTCAGCATTTCAAGTTGGAATGAAAGCTGATGCACGGCTTGCTTATAACTAAGAAGCTCCAGATAAAGCTCTTCCGCAGTCTGTGATGGAATGCTCATATCTCTACTCCCTCGCTGGACATGTATCTGTCGTAGTTGTAGTAGGTCTTGTTTGTCGGAGACTGTGAGTACGAGCATGCTCCAGACTGATAGAACAAACCTACCCGACCCTCCCAATCTCCGTGCCTGTTCTTGTCGCAAACCAAAAGCGCATCAGGCGAACCCTCATCAACCTCTTTGCCAGCCTGAATCTGTTGCTCTTTGCGTTTGTTTCTCCACACAGTAAAGCACTGATCCACCTGATCGACAATGGCTCCGCTGCCTTTGGCATCCATCTTTCCGGGGACTTGCATTTCGTCTCCAAGTTTTCTGCTGTGATGGATTACATGTACATGTATGTTGAAGTCCAAGGCAAAGGCACACACGCTGTCAACAAAATTCTTTTGTCCGTTGTAGTCATCCTCCCCCTTCACGACCTTCATCAATGAGTCAATGACGAAATGCTGCACACCAAGTTTCTTTGCGGCGTAACGCATGATTGCCAACAGATGGTTCGGATCTGTCTGTCCCATCTTGTCGTACAGCCACAGCCGGTTAGTCGCATGGGACAGAACGCCATCGACAAACCTTGATGTTGGGAGCGCACTACCGGCAGCTTGCTTACACATGCGAGCAAGCGTTGCCCGTGGCTTCATCTCAAAGCTGGCGACGCAGACCTTTTGATTTTGATGAAGGAAGTCAAGCATGACGTGGCTGGTCAACAGACTCTTTCCATGTCCGTTGATACCCATCCACAGGCTCACCTCGCCCGGACGAAATCTAATGTGGTCGTGGGTCTTGGGCCAAGGAAGTCTTGCGCCATTGACCATCTCTCCGCCATTCAACAGGGCAATGGTCTCATCTCTGTATGCCTTGGGCGCAACGATCTTGTCCTTATCGTGCGGCTCGCTCGCATACTCAGCAAAGTCTATGCTGTCTGCTGTGAAGATCATTTCATTTGACACTGTCTACTCCTAATAAAAATTCCAACTCGTAGTCATAGACTCTTCTATAAACAGCTTCTGCTGGATGTGTAATCAATCCAAGTTCAATATCTCCATTGATCTCAGGCCTGTAGGTTAAGTGCGCTCCGGCTTGCTTGTCGATATTCCATAGGTACAGGTAGCCATGAAAGTTATCGGTAGCAATGTAACCACCGTTAGGCTTTGCCTTCGCAATTGTTTCTGCGTAGTGCTTAACCAAATCCCGGTGAACAGATGCGTCATAGACCAAACAGATTTGCAAGTCTCTCGCCCAGATCCATTCATAACTCTCCGGGTTTTTGTTCGTGTCAACATAAACAATCCAGTTCCCGTCGGTCAAGTCTCCAGCCATAGACACAAAAACAATCTCGTTCGGAACCATCTTCTTGTGCATACGCAAGTCAAAGATTTCTCCGGCTCCATCTGGTAGTGGTTTCTTCATGTGTTCTTCTCCTTGAGTTTGGCTTCTAAGGCTCTGGCAAAAACTGCCAGTCCACCCGTGACAAAAGGGCTTTGATTGTTTAAAGCCTCCACAATCTCATTGGTAGTGAGGCCTACCCATGTGCGCTGTGGTGGGGTGGTGTTAAGTGAATATGTTCTCTCAAATATGGCTCGGCCAATCGGGTATTCTTCACCTGACACGCCCCGCATAATTAAATCATCAGGCTTAACAGGGGTGATTCCCTCTCTAGTGCTTACATGAGATTCTCCAAGGCGTTGCTTGCGTACATAAACTACAACAGGCAACTTCATACATGGAGTCCACTCATCTCCAACAGGCTCTTGCTCTTGTGTCATTTCTTCATCTCCCTGATGTAGGTTGAGATACTGGAAAGAGTGTCCTTGCCAAATGCCTTGGCAAATCCATGCTCGATATTGAAGGCTGCCATCTCCAGTGCGGAATTCCATCCAGATTCGTAATGTCTTTCAAGTCTTTCCTGTACAGTGCTGAGTTTTTGCTCAAGGCCGCTGAGCTTCTCGTCAATATCTGTCTGTCTGTTGAAGTCGGTCATAGCATTCCTTCGAATTGAATTGATTGGTCGGAGGTTTCGTCTTCCCACCTACGTTGGTTCAGCCACGTACTTGGGAATGGAATGAATTGGCCGTTGTCTTTCAGCCAGTCTGTGGATTGGCGTGACTTCGCAAGGGACGCAAGCATCTGAGCAAGCACCTCGGCATCCGGATTGATTTTGTTGAAGGACTTCTGCGCCTCTGCCTTGGCTACCTTGCGGGGGTATGCTGACCAGAAGGAATCAAACCCCTCGACAATAGGTGTGGGTTTATGGGTTCTTGGGTTCTTGGGTTTCTGGGTTACGTCCTGAAACGGTTCTGGTTTCAGTTCTGATTTCAGAGTTTTCTTTTCTATCTTGGCCTTGTTCGCACGTCTGGCCGACTCTGCTTTGCCGTGGTACTTCTCGATCTCGTAGTCACAACGGTCGTTCTTCCACCCATCATCTGACTGAATGAAGAACTCATGTAGCACACGAGCAACATCATCCGAATGCTCACGCATCGAGATCAGTCGAGCGCAGTCATCTGGTTGGAACGGCAGTGGCTTTTCTTCTGTGTAGTACACGTCCATCAAACGACGGTACGCCAAATCTTCGGTCAGGCTGAGATGCCTTGTCTTCGTCAGGTAGTCCCTGATATGAAATTGATAGCTAAACATTGAGTCCTTTCCCACCTTTCTTTTGATACCCCGAAGGGACAGGGAACACTGGTCGAAAGGAACAAACTACCAGTGCTTTCAGTTCTTAGAGCGACCAAGAACCTACCCTGCGGAAGAGAGTGTCGTTGATTGCAAAACAAATTGCAAGCGGGTAAACCATTACCCATTTGGTTTAGTTGGTCTTTGCTTACAAATTCGTCAACTCACTGTACAATCGTCGGATAATCATGTATAGTTTGCCTACCTTAAAAGGTAAATGCTTTACACATTGTCAACGAAAGGAACCAGATGTCAGACTCAAACAATAATAGCTTTTTAAATGTGTGGAATGCCACATGCACGACCGACCCACGGCACGTCAAATCCTTCAGTCGAGGTGGTGGATTCTCGGGCACGGCCATCAATCACACGTACCAAATCCGCAAGGCGACCGAACTCTGGGGGCCGATGGGCCACCTTTGGTCTGTCAAGATTGTCGAGCAAGGACTGATGCAAGGCACACCCATCATCGCCGATGACGTAACCGAAGAGTGGGGAGTGGATGCAGAAGGTAAGCGCGTACTAACAAGACAAGAGATTAGAAAGCATGCGGTTGCCAACGAGACCATTCACTTTGTCCGCATCCATCTGACCTACCCAGTCTTCATAGAGAACAGCGAAGGAATACCGATCCACACCGGAAGCGGGACGGTCGAACATTTCGGCCAGACCACCTTCGTCGGCAAGAACAAGAACGGCTACTTCACGGACGAGGAGGCCCCGAAGAAATCCTTAACAGATGCTATCGGCAAGGCTCTGTCAATGCTGGGATTCTCTGCGGACATCTACCTTGGCTTGTACGACGACAACAAGTACGTCAATGATCGCAAGGCTGAAGCAGCCAAAGCTGGCGCAGCCAAGCCGGAGATCAAGGCCAAGATGACTGCCGAACAGGTGGATGATTTGAAGCGGAGGCTGTCTGAGTGCAAGAGCAAAGAGTCCTTGCGTGCCCATTTTGCTTTGTTGACCAACGACGAGAGGGCCGTGACAGAGGAGTTCTGCAAGGCACTGGCAGCGGGGTTGGAATGACAGATTCTGCCTTAGATTCACTAAAAATGCAGCTAGACGCTGCAAAAATACAACTGGCCAACGCAACAGTGGACGCTGTAATCGTGGAGGTTGTCTTGCCTATGGCCTACAACATCATTGACCAACTCATTGGTCTGGACGGTCAGCCGATACCAAAGAAACTCTTGATCGATGCAAAGAAACTTTTGCCACGCGGCTACAAGAATTCATTTCAGTTCAAAGGAGAGGCATGAACCCGCACCAGAGAACAGATCAATGGTTCAAAGACAGAGAGGGGAAGCTGACGGCCTCCTCTTTCGGACAGGCCGCTGGCCTCGGCCCGGGTTCTCGTCAGCTACTCTGGCGAAGAATGATGGGATTGGAAGAACCGTTTGGAGGAAACCCTGCATCACAATGGGGAGAGGAGCATGAGACTGAAGCAGTTGCTGAGTACAGCAAAAAATGTGTTGATGACCCTGCGTCTGTCAGTTTGGTGGGGTTCGTACCGCATCCGGAGATGGCTTGGATTGGCGGTTCACCCGATTTTTTTGTTGGGGATAAGGGGATGGGTGAGGTCAAGTGCCCGTATTCGCAAGTTGTCTACCCAGAAGTCCCGCCCTATTACATGGCGCAAATGCAGGGGCTTATGGAAATCACGCAAAGGGACTACTGCGAGTTCGTAGTCTGGACACCCGACGTTATGGCTGTCACAAGGATTGACAGATCGAAGGAGTATTGGGACTGGCTGCATCTGCGGCTGGCTGACTTTTGGTGTTGGGTGGTAGCCCAAGTAGAGCCACCAAGAGAAAAGAAATCCCAACCACCAAAGCTCGAATTAACCGCAACAACTCTTTACAAATTGAAGGATTAACAATGGCAAATTTATCAGGTGTGTTTCGTATTGGTCGTGACGCAGAAGTCCGTACCGCCGGAACTGGCGACGCTGTGTGCAACCTGTCCTTGGCTTACAACCACGGACGCAAAGGTGAAGACGGTAACCGTCCGTCGCAATGGGTCGATGCCAGCTTGTGGGGTAAGCGAGCAACATCACTAGCTGAATACTTGGTCAAAGGACAGATGGTCTATGCCGTCATCAATGACCCGCACATCGAAGAGTTCAAGAAGGCGGACGGAACCAAAGGCATCAAGATGGCCGGATCTGTCGGAGAGATTGAGCTTATTGGTGGAGGTCAGCGCAAGCCGGTCGAAAAGAAGGAGCCACCCAAGGAAGACTTAGGCGGCCTCGGGGATGAAATCCCCTTCTGACCATGCACCCAATTGTTGAGGTTATGAAAAGGAACGAGGAGTTATTCTGTGATGAGTTCACAGGATGGCTCCCCAACAACCTCCACGTATGGGATGCATTCGTTGGAGAGGCGATGAAGGTTCGGCACAAAGGGTTCAAGCACTACTCTGCACGGACAATCATCCACGTATTGAGACACCACTCAGCCATCCAAGAGAACGGTGGCGAGTGGAAGATCAATGACCACCACAGTCCGTATCTTGCGAGACTGTTCGACCTTATGTTCCCGGCATTCGCGGGGATGTTTGAATACAGAGAAACAAAGAAAGTGAGAAAGCAATGAGTGAACATTCTGAATTAACGTATGGTCAAAAAGCCTGTGGTGTAAGTTTTAACCCAAGCAACGATCCGCATGTGGATACTATTAAGCAAAAATTTGCTGATGTTATTGACTACATCAATCTGGCTTGCGAATTGTCGAATAACCCCGAAGTAAAGCGAATGCTTAGCATCGCAATTACAGAAGCCCAAACATCACAGATGTGGGCAGTCAAAGCAATCACATGGAGACACAAATGAAACAACAACGCATCTACATCGTAGGACACGGCCAGACTATCCGTTTGATTCGTGCATCACACAGATCACAAGCATTGGGCCATGTCGCCCGATCAATCATCAACGTCAAGGTCGCAAGCCAAGATGAATTGGTTGAAGCACTAGGCCGACAGATTGCTGTGGAGAACGCAACAGAAGGCGAGCAAGGAGAGTTAGAAGTATGAAAGAAATCATTGGCGCTGGTGAGATTGCCAAGATGCTTGGAGTCACGGCAGAGACAGCCAGACAATGGTGTGTATCAGGGAAGATACCTGCATTCCGGTTTGATGAGAACGGAAGATGGAAGTCTTACCGCGAGGACATAACGGAGTGGATTGACCGCCACCGGAATGTTCCTGTCAGCGGCGAAAATCCTTCGTCTTCTGAGCAATCTTCTTAGGCTGAGGTACGAACTGCTTCCCCTGCTTGTCGCCCTGTGACTTGGCCTTGTTTGTTGCGGCCTTCTCACTGGGTGACAGGCTATCCCACGCCTTTGACGGAAGGTATCTCTTCTTGCCTTCTGATGGTTTGCCGTCGGATGTCTTCCAGTCTTCCTTCGTCCACTTAGACAGAGACTTCTGTTCGCCTGTCTTCCCGCCAGAGTATCCTCCGCCAGCAGCCTTGTACTTCTGTGCCACCAACTGAGCCTTGCGAGCAGACCATTCGCCCGGGTCGCCTCCGCTACTACCAGCCATCACCTGTTTCTTAATGCGCTCACGCAGGGTTGGTTTTGTGTATGTGGTCATATCGATCTTCTCCATCTTCCTCTGTCGGCAAGTTCTTGAACTGTTCTCTTCCGCACAATGAACTCAATTGCACACTCTGTTCCGGGGAAGAGTGTCTGATCTATCCTGTTCGCACCGTACTGGTAGTTCTCGGTAATTAGTTCTATCTTAATCATCTCCGACAACTCACCCAGTCCGATAACTAAATCTGTCACGTTGATGCACTGGTCTGACCAAGAGTATCTCTTGTACGTAGTGAATGTCCATTTGTGATCTGAGTTGTATGTGCTTGGGAATACGCCCTGCTCATACAAGTCCTCGTCAGGCACGGTCACAATCAGATAGCCGTTCGGCTTCAACAGATTGAACCAAGCCTTCAGACCCTGACGTGGGTTGACCAGATGTTCAAGGCAGTGGCTGCTGTGGACAAAGTCCAATGACTCTGCCGCAAGTCCGGACATGTGTTGGGCATCGCCATCCTCTAAGTCCCACACCCTCACATTACCCATGCCGCTGAACATATCTCTGTGTGCTGTAATGGGGTCGGGCTTTCCCCCAATGTCTATGCCGTCGCCAACAAAGTAGCGTCTTGCAAAGTTCGGATCACGAACCCTGCGTAGCATAGACTTGCTGCACTCTTTCATTTTTTAGGAACAGAGTAGTAGCGATCACCCATCTTGACAATCTCTGACCCGCGCTCTCGCTCTGCTTCCTCGGCCTTGTCCCACGTTTCGTGTTTCCTGCCTTTTAAAACAACATAGCTTCCATCAGGCAGCCCATACTTTTTCTTGTCTTCGGCACTCGCTTTAGTCACAGACCCCCAGTGACCAGCATTCTCATCTTTACCATCAGGGCCAAGGCCAGCGGAAACAGCAGTATCGTAGTCGTAGTCTTCCGACTCTGGGTCAAACTTTACTACCCCGCCATCAGCGAACTTCTTCTTGCTGCCAACACGCATGTCCTCTACGCTCTTAGCGATTTGGATGCGGACTTGCTGGAGCCTTTCGATCTCAAGGCGCTTCTCTGCACCACTCATAGTCTTGTCATCCTCAACCATCTTGATCTGATTGCTGATAGACGACATCATGTTCGTGCCTTTGGTGTACAGCTTTGCAAGCGCCAGCTTGTCTGACTTCTCTTGGTAGATGTCTCTGGCCTTGTCGAACTGCCCAGCATTTAGGAAGTGACTGACATCTGCTGATGCTGTTGCAATGTCCTTCGAGTTCTCGTAGAACGATGTGACGTAACGAGACTGAGATTGAGGGACGGTCTTCACAAAGTTACCCACAACCAAGAAGTCATCGATGCGCTCGTATCTGGATGACGCTCCATCTTTGAACGGGGTAGCCATCACATTGGATGCTGTCTGAATTACGGTTCCAACCCAGCCAAGGTATCCCTTGAGCATGTAGTCGTACTGGATTGCAGATAGCTGAGAAGACTGTGCGCTGATTGCCCCGCCTGTTGCCTTAGATGCAAACTCAGCAAACATACTGTTGACCGTGCTGATTGCTACGGCAGCACCAGATGTCCCGGGGCTGGCTCTGTTCTCAACAGAGATCCGCTCCATACCCATAGACTCGATTGGCCGATCAGTGAACCCATCCTTATTGCGAGCAATGTCGTAGAGCGGACGAATGGCCTGCGGGATTGGGTTGACGGCGA